CATCTTAGCGCCAGTCTCAAGGACATCACCAGTCCCGGTGAACCCAGCAGCCTTAGCGGACTTTGAGAGACCCCGCGCCACATTAGCAGCACCGAACTGTAGGGCATTCTTGTAGGTGTCCACCCAGCCCTTGTCTGCCTGACCATCGGGCCTATCCTGGGGAGCCTCAGAGCCCGCATGGTAGGCCGTGAGTCTGTCCAGGATCTTGCCTGGCTGTTCACCTCTCTTTACAAGGGTATCAATGTCTCCAGCCGTCTCCGGGTCGAACTCACGGTACCTCTTGAGAATGTTGGCGTCGGATTCGCCCCTATCTCGGAGCACCTTGAGTTCGTCCGAAGTTAGCATTTTACCTCTTTCTTAGTAGAAATCTAGGAATGACTTCTTCTTGGGCTGTGCCTTCAATGGGTCACGTCCTGTGGGAGTCTTAGTGGGGTCAGCAGCGGTCTGAGAGGGTGGAGGAGGAGCCGTCCAGGCCTTATAGCCCTCATCGAAGCTATCCCTACGACGACTGTATTCCTTCATCCGGTTCTCATAGAGGGTCTTGTAGGCCCCATCCGGGTCGTAAGTTGGGTTCTGCCTGAAGATCGGCTCGTTATAGCCATTGTAGCGGCTGATAGCAGACTCAAAGCCTGTATTGGCCTGTCGGAGAAGCGCAGCAACAGTCTTGTTGTCGAACTTGGCCGAGCCTGGAACGATACCATCAAGAGCACGCTGGGCATCACCTTCAGTCTTCGTGCCGGGCTCAAGCATGAGGCGTGCGGTACGGAGGTCTTCAAGGTGCGCCTGAAGCTTTGCAGCGTTAATGGTAGCCTCGTCGCTACCAGTGTAGTTCTTGAGGGTATTCCCAAGCCTACCGAAGGCCGAAAGGTCAACCTTGCCGTCCTTAAGAAGCTCCATGAACTCCTGGTTCTTCTGGAGAACACCATAAGCCTTATCGGCCTGGTCGTTGTTCTGCTGAATGAGCTTCAGAGTACCCACGGGCATGGGCTTGGCGTCGGGCGCATGGATCTGCTTGACCGTAACGTTGCCGTGGGCGTCATAGGTGTACGCACGGCCGGAGTTCGGGTCGATCCGGGTTGTGAGCTCGTTAGGATCGTCGGTCTTCTTCTTATCGAGAAGCTTAGCGAGCGCAGCAGCACCCTCAGGCTTGTCCCGGGCCATCAAGGCAGCACCGGCTCCAATCAGGGTGTCTCCAATGTTCCAACCCTGCTGGGGTTTCCCGAAGAGAGCTCCGGGTCCACCCTCAAGGAAGGCATCCCAGCCCTCTTTCGGAGGAGCCTGCTGGGGCATCTGGAAGCTGGCGTTCTGAGCTCCTGGAGCCGGGAGATCTGCTGGGTTCTGGGCAACAGCGGGGTTGATCCCACCATCGCTACCAGTCAGTTGCTTGAAGGCTTCCTGGGCCGCGCTAAGGCGCTCATTGTAGCCCATGGCACCCTGAGGGCCATTCTGGATACCAGCGGGTCTCAGAGACCTAACGACTGAGTTTACACCCTCATTGAGGTTCCTTGCGGCCTTCAAGGCATCGCCATAAGGCTTCTCGCTACCGTACTTACCGTCTTGCTCGTTGTACCAGTGGTTCGCTTGGACTTCGGGGTCATTCCAAGCCTTACCCATAGCACCAGCAGTGTTCAGGAGGTTCTTATAGCGGTCATCTCGCCACTGGAAGCCACCATAGGCAGTACCATTGTCCCCTGGCTTGCCATCAGTCCTCAGTCCGTTCTCCACGTAGGAGTTACCGATACTGGAAGCAATCTGGATGGGACCGTAACCACGCTGCTGACCAACCCGGATTAGGGCCTGAGCGAACGGGGAGTTAAGATCAATTGGCATCTTGGTCCTCCCTTAGCGCCAGTCGTAATGGTTGGTATCAATGTGGAGAACACCATCAATCTCGATGACAGCCTCCGGGTATTTCTTCTGGACATCCTGAGCCATTGGTGCTGTGTGGATATGACCCGCAGGATCATCCAGATACCGGAAGTTATACAGCGGGATACCATCGGGCAGCGTGGCGACCAGTTCGATATCCGTCTTGACACGGCGGTCACACCGGAAGAGAGACCCAATGAGCCCCAGGCCGCCACCAATGGACGACATGATCGAGGGGTTCTCCTGCTTGGTCGTGGTGCCAGAGGAGTTCGTTGTGCCACCCCAGGACTTATCGCCCACAATCGAGTAATATTTGCTCAGGGAGTCCCAAGGACGGTCATCCTGGTACTGTTGCTTAGCCATCGCGTTGTCCAAGGCCTGCTGATCGAAGCCGTTGAGCATCGTGGTGGACTGGATGAGGTTCGCCAGGTTGGCCCCGTTGACATCAGCGAGTCTGCCAGTGAGATTACCGGTGGTATTCGCAGCGTTGAGCCCTGTGTTGGCCCATGCGTTCCCTGTGTTGGACCAGTCGTTACCAATGGAAGCTGTGGCGTTGCTGGTGTTCAGGATGCCGTTGCCTGCGTTGATCTGAGCGATACCGTTGTTTGAAATCGCGTTACCAAGCTGACCCGAGTTCATCAGGGCAGAAATCATATTTGAGGTGTCGTTCTGAGAGGCCGTAATGCCGCTCTGATAGGCCTGTCCACGCAGACCAGCGGACACATCGGCGGCCTGGTCGGACCACCCACGGGCCACCATACCATCAGCGATACCTGCCCGAGACGAGTTGTAGTTCCCGGTACCACCGGCAGAGCGGTTGATCGAGGGCAACACCTGTTCGGTCACGGCCCGCTGTCCATCACGGAGAGCCGACTGGATCATACCGTCCATGAACGGGTTGTTGGCGTAGCGCCCTGCGTTGGCGATGTTCTTACCAGTGAGGTCGCTGTTGGCGAGGTCGTTGAGTTGCCCAGCGTTCTTCTGAGTGAGCGCCTGGCCGATCCCGTTCCAGGTGTTACCCGCTTGGATCTCCTGGATGCCCTGGCCGGCGAAACCAGCAGAGCGGTTCATCATGTCCTGGGCGTAGTTCTGAGCCGTGTCAGCGTTCGCGTAGGCCTTCGGGGTCAGGCTGTTGGCGTTCTGGATGGCCGCCTGGAGAGCCCCGGTATCAGTGCTGGTGTTGAAAGCATTGGCGAAGGCATCACGCATCTCCTGGGTAGGAGCAGCATAGAAGTCACCAGTGTAACCGGGGGTGCCAGTCTGAGCCTTGTTGACATCAAAGGCCTTCTGGAAGGCGTCCGTCAGGTATGGCTGTTGCCCCGACCACGGGTCTTTATTTTCTACTTTGTTTTCTTTTTGCGTGGTCGAATTGCCGCCCATCGTGATTCCTTATTGTTATTGGGCCTCCTTGATGGGGCCATAATTGACGAACAGTCGCCGGGTTCTACCATCGGTACACCCGACTTCGTGTAGGAACTCGAAGCCAAACCTTTTGACAAACTTGGTCCAGACATCGGTGTCATCGTCCGACATACAGTAGAGGACCACAGGGACGTGTTGTCTCCAGAGTTTCCACTGGGCATCGAGTCTCTTCAGGATCTCCTTGCTCATGTAGTACACATCGAGATGCACAAAGGTCATCACCCGGCCTTCACCGAGATCTGTGATGTGGTAACTGGCTGTGTACTCAGGTTCATCAAGGACTGTGACCCTGGGAGACATGGAGTACCCCAGGTCACCTAAGATCATGGTCCGATAAGCCCGTGTGTCGTCAGAGTGTCTACGAGGGCTTTCACCACTTGAGCAAGCTGCTGGAGCGTCACAGTGCTTGTGTCTCCACCGCCCTTGGTGGCCGTGCCTGTCATCGCGGACCAGCCAGTCTGCCTTGGACCGAGGACCTTGTTGCCGTTGATGGTGATGCTTCCGCCCGCATAGGCGTTGAGCTGAAGGAGCGCGGTGCCGGATCGGTCATAGAGGCTGAAGAGCGAGCCACCCGCAGCGGCCGTTGACTGCGTTGACGAGATCAGCAGCGAGCCGTCTTCGACACATAGATCCATCCGACCCTGATTGGGGGCACCGGCGTTCAGCGGTCCAGGTGCATAGATGAGAAACCGGAGGGTCCCCAGGTTGTTGTCTTGAACCGCGAACTTGCCCTCACTGACCTTACCGCTGGTGGTGTTCGTGGCCCTGACGATGAAGCGTGAGAGCACCGACCCGGGGGCTGTGCGGCTAACGATGAAGTCGCTGGCATAGGTCTGGACTACGCCGACATCGGCTCCACCTGTGATCTGGAGGCGAAGGCTGTCGTTATAGACCCGGTGTCCATCTGGGTACGTCGTCCAGCCACTGGAGTTCGTGAAGAAATTCAGCGGCAGTCCCCAGCCCGCTTGGAAGTTTGCGCCAGCCGTACCACCGAAGTTACCGGCATTGACGGCATCCTGGCAGGTGATCGACAGGAAGGGCAACTCGAAGCCCCCGTTGACCTTCGTCGCCTCGTAGTCCGGCCGCTTCCAGGTGATGTTCGGAGGGAAGTACCGCTTGGCTACATTGAGGTCGGCGCCGTCGTTGCCCATCACGATATTGTCGTGGGGAAGCTGTGCGACGTTATCGCTGATCGAGAACCGCTTGTTGGTGCCGTTTGGTATATATACGAGTCGATCCGGCAGCACGTAGAACGGAGTAAGACCGCCAGTCGCGTAGTAGACACCACTATTGATCAGCAGAAGGCCTGACCCTGGAGAGGCCTGTGGTGCAAGCTGCGGGGCTGCTGCGGTTCCTGCGGCCAGGCTTGAGAGCTTGCTCGGCAGGGCTGAGGTGTCCAGCTTCCCATTGAGATCAGAGACGGCAGCCGCTCCCAGGACTGCGCGTTGGGCCGCAGCGTCGGTAACATTGAGCGCCTTGAATGCGTCCGTGGCGTCTGTGAGTGCTGCGACCGTTGAGGCTCCTCCGCCGCCACCACCTGAGTTCTCGATAGCACTGTTGAGTTTCCTGACGGCGCCCTCTATCTTCTGAAGCTCCCGGTCCACATAAACACGGTCGGACTCGGGTAATTGCGGCCTGGTACCCCTGATATATGGGGCGGTATCTTCATAACTCATTTATCGTTTACCAAGTAGGGTCAGATCGAAGTCAAAGCCGCTGATAGAGAATGGCAGGCAGTCTGTCTGTTCGATCTTATAGAACAGGAAGCGCCCTGAGATATTGTGATCTAACTTGGTCATGGTATAGTCGTAGGTCTGGGTGTTGCCCCAAAGTGGCTCTTCGTTGGGATGATCTGAGGAACCCACAGTGAACACCAAAGGCTGCGCTGTCTGGTCCATCCTGATTTCAGGCCAGATCGAGGAGCAAAGCTTGTAGCCACGTAGCTCGCCCTTCAGTTCATCAAGGTCGAGGCCTTCGCGGATCATGAAGGCACCCTGAGACGCTGAGGTATCAAGGGGAAACGCTGTAGCTGTGTCGTTAAACCGAGCGAATGAACGGAGTCCGAGGTCTAGGTTGTATTTGACGTTCAGATAGGAGCCCATCACGAAGACGAACTTCGGTTCTCCTGCCTGATTCTGATAGGAACCACCGGCATAATCGAAGGTGAAGGCCGGCTGGTCGAACTCCCGGAGGATGTTCGAGATCATCAGGGTCGCACAGGTCACATACGGCAGATCTGCGAAGTACCACGTATCGGCTGCATAGTTGTAGATAGCCGCACGGTTGCACCCAAAGCCACCTCCAGACGGGAAGCTGACATAGGGATCATCTGACACGTAGCAGAATAGGACTTCGGACTGAGCAGGATGGTGCGCCGTGAAGAAGAACTCCTCTTCGGAGACCTTCATGGTGTCGTAGATGAACCTACGGACACGGCTTTGAGCCACGGATTTCTGAGTTACACCATCGTGAGCCCAGATGTCATCCTTACCGAAGACATAGTGAATCCCATTGACCTCCACAGCCCCGCTGGTGTTGATAATGCCCTTCCCGAACACTCTACGGAACTTGAACATATCGTTGCCACCGACGTACTCCATGTTCCAGGTCTCATTGCGACCATAGATCATCACGGAGTCCTTGAGGGCCAGGCCGTCCAGGATGGGTTCCGCCATGTCAGCCAGGGTGTTCTCACCGGCTGAGGAGCCCACATAGACCGCGTTAGCGATGTCCCAGTTGGGGACGCCATCGAGAGGCACGAAGTCCGACCAGAGGACGTTATTGGGGTACTTCTGGCCGTCCTTGGTGATATTCACGGCCACCACGACACCAGCCACAGAGGTCAGGGCTTGGGCTCTCCATGCTGGGGGCCACTGTCCGTTTCCATCAGGCAGCGGGAGGAAGTTCGCGGTTCCCTCTTTGCTCCTGTACCAGGGCTGGCGGTCCCTGCGGTTGACGAAGATGGTGTTGTTGACCGCTACGGCTGTTGCGGCATCCTTGGTGACCACAGGCACATAGGACGGATCTGTGACCGACTGACGGCCATCTGCGGTGATCTGCCAGACACTCCCATCGTCGTTGATGGAGAGCAGGTAGGGATCACCTTGTCTGTCGTAGTACGAATAGAGATGCCGTGGGTTGGTCTCTAGATAGCCCACATTCCGAAACACAGAACCTCTTTCGATCCTGTTATTCTCAATCCTGATGTTCTTACCGAAGCTAAATGCCTGCGGAGGGAGGTCGAAAGGGTCTACATCTGTGATGATCCCATTCTGACCAATGTCTCTAAGGGGGACGACAGGCACTTAGTGTTCTCCTGATGTTAGACCTTCATAATCCACGGGAATGCCACGTAGGGCGGGAGGGTGGACACGGTGACTGTATGGGTATGGTCGCCATTGAGGCTGGTGGTGTAGGTATGGGCGTGGTCTCCATCCTGGCTGATCGAGTTGTAGGAGGAGCCAGAGGTGTTCCCCTGGGCACCACCGGCACTCAGTCCAGTGAAACCACCATGGTTGTGAGCCCCAGCGACCGAGGTAGCTCCGTTGTGGCTGTGAGCCCCTGAGGTGGACGTAGTTCCAGTGGCTGTGAGAGCACCACCAGTTCCCCCCACGTCGTTGGTCTGGGTGCAGCCCATGACGAACTTCTGGAACATATTGGGGGTCGTGATTGTGCCCTGACCATCAGATCTGGACACGGTGCTACCATCACAGAGATGCCATCCGACTGGGACGGTCTCCACAGAGAAGGGCCACACAACCATGGAGCCGATAGGGACCGCAGAGTTCAACTGGGTCGGGGTCGCTGTGACCGGGGCATTCAAGTTCGGGAAGGTAGCCTTCAGGACTGCCTTGATGAGCCTCAGGTGGTCATCAGCGTCTCTGATCTGATCGGTACCACCAGGACTCGCCGGGTCTAGTCCATTGATGTACGTGGCGGTCTCTACTGGCAACTTGCGGGCTCCTTAGGTTCTTAGGGTTGTCTTAGGGTCGGTCTTTAGTGACCACATATATGATTACCACAATAGATAAACACAATAAGACTCAGGATCTCTAAGTCTCTTTAGGTCTAATAGTCTCTAAGAGAGTTATCTAGTTTAATAAGTTTAATTAGGACCTATAGGAGACTCTTGGGTCTCTAGGTTCTCTCTAAGTTATCTTATGGAACCCCCTTACCCCCTAGGTTCCAGGCTCGGTGTCAAGGATGACACTAAGAGGGTATTCTGAGTTTGAGACATCAATGGTCCGGGAGGAGGCTCTGAGACTACTGTTGGACATCAAATTGGCCCTAGTCTCTCTAAAGGGCCTCCGTTGTGACCTTAAAAGTGGTCTAAGTGCTTAGTGAAATAACGAGAATCATGCCTATGAAAACTGTATCGAGATTTAGGGGGTCTGAGGACTGTTTTTAGGGCTTGACAGAGGGAGAACTAGGTCCGCTGCGGGGTGTCCTCAGGGTCCGGTGCGCGGTGTGATCGTGGGTGGCCTTGGATGTCCGTGGGTGGTCTTTGAGGGACCCGCAGACCTGATACATAGTAATTGCTACTAGATAGCCCCTAGAATGCTCTAGGAAGCCCCAGGACGGCCGTCAGCATTTTTTTGGATAGATGGGACCCGAAAGCGAGCGAGGGGCTTCTACGGGCTTCCTATTGGATTTCTCTGAGAGGGACCCCCGGATTCCTGGAGGGGACCCACGGAGTCCCAGGGGTTCACTGCACGGCAAAGTCTAACAACAACAGGAGGCTTTACCGGAAATTTGAAAGTGGGTCCGTGGGAGCCATTCAGATCTCTGGGGAGCTCTAGGGACCCACGTCGGACCAGGCCAGACCTAGCTGACCGTGATGGATCACCCCGCGGATCACCCCTCGCACCTGCTAAGTGCTTGATAGATCTACACTCTGTGAGGATGTGTAGTCCTCAAACCCCAGAGATCCGGGGGAACATCGGGGGACATTAGGCCTGTGACCTGGTGCGGTCTCGGGGATGTAGACGGCTGACCTAGGGTGCCCGTGAGACTATGGCAAGAGGTAGGCACGATGTAACATTATTACATTGCACTCAAAGGCTGAGGGTGACCATCGGATCACTATCATGTTGGGCATAATCTATTCGATGACAGGCGTTAGACCTGATGGCATCTCACGGTCACCCCCGGTCACCTGATCACACACCAGGCCATGAGTCATGCACCCAGGGAATCACCGAGTCGCACCCCATGCACACATAGCGGTACAAATCGCATACCAATTGGCTTGACAGGGTCCGGCTTGTATTTCATATTGGCTATGGGTTAAACGAAATGAATAAAGGAACACAGAGATGAACCAGGTTGAATACTTCGAGATCAGGGATGGTCACGGGAACGCTCTAGCCGCCGTTGAGCAGCACGAGGGCCACATGAACGTGGTGATTGATGGGTTCGTGCGGGATGCCACTGGTTTCCCTGAGACACTCACGGTCTACAGCAAGCGGGCACTCGAAGAACTGCAAGCCTTGCTTGTGACCATGCTCGAAGACACCGGGCATTGATCTGACCTAAAGCATACCAATCGCTACCCCAAGCCAACACAAGGACACCCTTCACCATGACCAAGCGTAATCACTGCGACCACATGCTGATCTGGTATCAGTCCAAGATTGATAATAACCCTGGTATGCCCTTCGATGAGATGACGGCAATCCTTGAGTTAATCATGGAGTATCTCATAGCGTCCGCCGACAGGTCCTGATACATACCAATAGACATCTCACAGCAACTCACAGAGGACCAAGCCATGACCTTCATCAGCTATCAAGCGGCTCTCAAGGGCATCGAGCGGTTTCAGTCTCAGCATGATCTAGACCGGACCAATCAGTACCGCTTTGAGCTCCAGGATGACGGCAGGTGCTCTGTGCGTGTCTATTCCTGCTGTGGCACGTTCCTGGGTTACGTTTAGGCTTAAGCATACCAATAAGCATCTAGGAGCTATCCCCATGAGCAATGAGCACAGCAAGGTCCTCTACGTCATGAAGTGCCCATGGACCGATGCAGCGTATGTCTGCACAGGCCCTTGGAACTCTCCAAGCTACTGTGAGTGGATGATCCCTGGCACCTGTATTGATTTCGACTGATTACACCGAGCTTAGAATGTGGCGTCCCTTGGTCATCCCCTTAGTCATCCACCTAGTTCTGACCATAGGCGCCCTTGTGTTCATCTGTACCCGGTGGTGTCCATCAGAGGACCAAAGACCAATGATCGAAGGCTTTGATGACGTGGTGTTGCCGTTAGAGCTCCCAAAGCCTGCCCGACGCTAATCCAACTCAATCCATCTGCTATCTAGGAGTGATCCCAATGACCGACTCTATCGACAACTTCGCCCGTGACCTGGTGTCCCGTGAGGTCAATCTGTGTGTCTCTAGCTTGGTGCATACCCTGGCGATGTCAGCCCACACGCTGCCCCATAAGGATCACAGCGATACAGACCTGTTTAGCCTCGCGTGCCAAGCTGAGGAGTTGAGTTACGCCAAGTATGACTATGAGGAGGCCGCTATTCAGTCCGGTTGGATCAAGGCGCCTGAGGATGTCAACGGTGGCCTCTGGTATCACAGGGATGACCCTGAGGGCGCGCTTACTGAATACGTGGTGGACACCGCACAGGATGTCTGTGAGGCCAACGACCTAGAGCCCTACGCTTGGGA